ACACACTAAGTCTGAGTTTGCCTCGTACCTGCTCCCTGCTTGGATGATAGGGAAGAATCCAAAACTAAAAATTATTCAAGCGACCCACACAGCTGATCTAGCTATTGACTTTGGTCGTAAGACTAAGAACTTAGTTGATGAGTCTCATTACCGGGAGTTGTTTCCAACGAGACTACAAGAAGATAGTCAGGCAGCAGGGAAATGGAAAACGGAACAAGGTGGAGAATATTTTGCAGCTGGTGTTGGTGGAGCAATCACAGGTCGTGGTGCTGATCTACTAATCATTGATGACCCACACAAAGAACAAGATATTAGAGCAGATGGTAAAGCATTTGAAAAAGCTATGAACTGGTACACGTCAGGTCCACGTCAAAGACTTCAACCTGGTGGATCTATTGTAATCGTAATGACTAGATGGTCTACAAAAGATGTGACCGGACAATTATTAAAAGCACAGAGTGAAGAAGGATCTGATCAATGGGATGTTGTTGAACTACCGGCCCTGCTCCCCGATGGAAAACCCGTGTGGCCTGAGTTCTGGACATCACAAGAATTACTTAAGACTAAAGCATCTATACCCGTATCTAACTGGAACGCACAGTACATGCAACAACCGACCGGGGAAGAGGGAGCTTTAATCAAACGAGACTGGTGGCGTGACTGGACAGGTAAGTATCCACCTAAATTAGATTATATTATTCAAAGTTATGATACAGCATTTAGCAAAGGCACTAAAGCTGATTATAGTGCTATTACTACCTGGGGTGTGTTTGAAACAGAAGCTGATGGTCAAAATATATTATTACTAGATGCATTTAAAGATAGGTATGAGTTCCCAGAACTAAGGCGTGTTGCGTATCAACAGTACCTCGATTGGAATCCTGACATGGTAATTATTGAAGCCAAAGCCTCAGGACTGCCTTTGACCCACGAGCTTAGACAAATGGATATCCCAGTTATTAACTTTACTCCGAGCCGAGGAAATGATAAGCATGTAAGAGTAAATTCTGTAGCCCCTCTCTTTGAGAGTGGCAAGATTTGGGCCCCTATGCATGAGCATTTTGCACAAGAGGTCGTAGAGGAATGTGCAGCTTTCCCGTATGGAGAGCACGATGACTATGTGGATAGTACTACACAAGCCATCATGAGAATTAGACAGGGCGGTATGGTTCGTCACCCTGAAGATTACAAAGAAGAACCAGTTGTTAAAGGGGAAATAAAATACTATGGCTAAAGGCTTAATTGAAATTGCATTACAACTAGGATCTAAACTTGGTGCTAATACATCCAAGTTCCTCGGTACCCGATCTAATGTTAGTTTTCTAGGATCAGGACCCAAGGATGGTATGTTGTTTCAAAAAGAAATTAACCCAGAATCATTTGCAACTTTAGGCATTGAAAAAGTTTTACCGGATATAGAATCTTCTCTAGCTTACGCTGCTGGTGGCAAGTTAGATGATTATCAACTAAGCAGATTAATTAAAAATTTAAAGACAATGGACGAGACCCTTAATCCAACTAACGTTGTTGACATGAGTGGTGTGGGTATAGATTCATTAAGAGCTAAATCAGGGATCGGGGAACGACAACTAACTGAAGCAGCATCTGATGTTAAATCAATTGACGATGCGGCAGCCGGTGTTAATGCAGCAGATGCAAGTCCTTTACTTAGAATAAATGATGTTAACCTTAAAAAATTAGCTGCAGACAGTGAAGCTGATGGATCTAGTCTAATGAAAAGACTAGATGAGATTGTTAAACAGAAAAAAACAGAAGCGGCAGCATCAGGCATTATGGAAACTATTCCTAAAGTTGATCTTCCAGGCAAACGTGCAACATCTAGAGAATTTTTAGTTAACAGTTTAAAAGTTGGAGACGAATTTCCATCAACTACATTATCAGATGTTATGTCAGCAGAAGATATGAAATTTATTATGGAAGGCGGCGGTGGAGTAATGGGTGATCCTATTGTTCTAGTACAAAAATATTTTGGTCCAAGAGTTGCAGAAATGATGCCAGCAAATGCAACAACAGAAGAGATGGCGCTTCTTACTAAAAGAATTTTAAATAATGTAGAAGATGCAAAAGGTTTTAGACCCGATGAACCTGAGTTTGATCCTTTGACTGCAAGAATAGTTGAGTTTGATGGATATGCTGATGGCGGCAGAGCCGGTTATGCAAAAGGTGGACTAGCTAAAATCCTGGAGCTGTAATGGCTGAAAGAATTACGCTAACAAAAGAAAAAATAGCAAGTCTTATTAGAGAAAATCCAAGTAGTACTTATGATGAGCTTCTTGAAGCTTTAATGAAAGAATATCCTGAAAAAATTTATGTAACCAATCAATTTAGAGCCGTTGGAGGTACTCCAATTAGTTCTTCAAGTTTAGCTAATTTTATAAATTTTATAAAAACATCGGGCGCAAAAGATAATAAATTTAAAAAACTATATGAAAATAAAATTGTAGATGCATTAAAAGGTAGAAGTATAGATAAATTTGACCCTAAATCAATGGACGATATAGGTAGATATTTTGAAGAACTAGTTAGAAAAGACGGAGTAGTTGCAGTTGGTGGTAGATTTAAACTTGTTAATGGAAAAAACCCAGCCTTTAAAAGAATAGATAACGTTCTTAAAGAAGCTAGTAAAAAAGATCCTATTACATTCCCTTATGATAAACGAAAAACTTTTTCTGGAGAAAAAATTTACAAAGCTATAAGAGCCTATGGAAAAGACACAATACCAAAAGATGAATTTCAAAGAACTAAAAGAGCAGCAGGAAACTGGGCTAAACTTGAAGGAAAAGGTCTTGTTGGAGTAGAGCAGCTTTATAAATTTTTAAAACCTGTAGACCAAAATGGTTTTACTTTTGGGAGTGTTAAACAATTTTTAACTAACGCACCTAAAAAACCTTCAGGAACACTTACACAAAAAAACATAGAAACAGCCAATCAGTTTTTAAAAACTCTTGAAGAAGCGGGTGTTAAATTTATAGGAAAAACAAACATAAAAAATTCACCAAATGTTTTTGATATAAATAATGCTGATCCAGAAAAATTAAGTCAAATTGGAAAACTTGCGCCTAGTATAGCAAATAATCTTAGAAAACAAATTGTCAGGTATTCAAAAGCATCTAACGATTTTAAAAAGTTTGGTGGAGCAAGAGATTTTAAACTACTTAGAGACACAACAGATTCTTTAAGAAAAACTTTGACTGATACTTTTGGGAATAGAATATCGGCATCACCAGAATTAGTTAAATCAGAATTACTTTCTTTTTTAAATGACAACCCAACTTTAAAAAATCAGATAAGCGCAGGTTTTGATTCTGGTACAAGAAAATTTTTTAAAAGAGATTTAAATACGTTAGATGCGGAAAGACTATTAGCGGACATGATGCCTGATATTGATCATGCAAAAAGTATTAAACAAATAGGTGCAAATTATGTTAAAGGCGATGCAGCTATGTCTGAAACTATGTTTAACAAAACATTAACTTCTAATTATTTTAATAAATCTCTTAAAAATAAAGTCGTAAATGCAATGGTAGATACTGATTATGATGAGTCTTTTCTTTCTGAAGTTAGAAAAAATTTAAAAGACACAGGCGGTATTCTTAAAACAAAAGGAACTGAATTTGTTGCAGATCCCCTTAATCCAATTATTTCAAAACAAGCTGAAAGATTAGGCTATGAAAAATTTTTAGATCCAAAATTAGAACCTGAGTTAAAAGCACAATCTGATTTTTATAAAGGTATTTATAAGGATATACAAAAACTACCCTACGAAAATAAAAGATTAGTAGAGACTGCTGTGGGTTGTACAATTACTAGAGCAGATGGTGGAAGAATTAATATGGTAGAAGGAGGAACTCCTTCTAGATGTGTTGAAATAAAACTTAATAAAGACCCAGAAGGGTTTATGAAAAAAGTTGCTTCAATTGAAGAAACTTCTGGACCAATTAACAAAATTAAAAACGCAGCCAGTACATTTTTAAACGTTGCCAAAAAAGGTGGAAGGTTTGGAGCGTTCGCCGCAGTCGGTGCAGCCGGTGCAGGACTTGTAAAACAATTTTCATCAGACGATCCAACTTCTTATTTATCAGATGAGAACCAACAAAAGAATATGTTGATCGACATGGTAACAGAACCGGTTATGGAAGAAAGAGACCCGGGAATAACATCAAGTGCCCAGTTGCCTGTTCTAGGAGCCACGGTTGCTGCAGGTATGATACCAGGTGGTAAACGATTAATGGAAGTAAGAAAGAGACAAGGAGCTGGAGCAGTTAGAGCTGCAACAGGACCATTAAAAGGTTTACTTGGAAAAGGTCTTGCTGCTACGGGAACACCATTAGGTATGCTAGCACTAGAACCATTATATATTGGTTCACAACTTGCAGAAGGGGATTCACTAGGTGAGATTGCAACTAACCCAATAAATTATTTAGGTGCAGCTTTTGCAGGACCACTTACAAAAGAAGCAACAAGATTTGCATCACCTGCAGTTTCAAATATAATGAGATTAGGCATAAGTCCGACAATGTTAAAAACAGTATCAAGAAGATTTGGATTACCGGGTCTAGCATTATCTGCTGGTATTAGTGGATATGAAATGTATCAAAACAAAAAAGCAGGAAGGGGGCTATTTGATGACGGTTAAAAATAAAACTCTTGTGGTAAATATGCAACACGTTAAATTTAATGAAATCCCACCATTAAAGGGACCAGACTCACAAGGCTTGAATGTTCCATTAAAACAAGCTACAACAATAAAGAACTCGGAGAATATAAATGGCAGATATAGACAAGTCTCTACCAAACGTAGAGACAGAACTTAAAATACCTAGCGACGAAGAAGTAGCAGTATCAGAACAGGAAACAATTGAAGAGCAAGTTGGTCCTGAAGATGTAGATATTACTCAAGAAGAAGATGGCAGTGCTACAATTAATTTTGACCCAGCAGCGGTTAATCAACCAGGTGGCGAAGGTCATGGAGATAACTTAGCAGAACTATTACCTGAATCTGTTTTAGGAAAATTAGGTTCAGAACTTGCAGAAAATTATATGACTTATAAATCTGCGAGAAAAGATTGGGAAGATAGTTATACAAAAGGATTAGACCTTTTAGGATTTAAATACGAAAATCCAACACAACCGTTTCAAGGAGCTAGTGGTGCAACTCATCCAGTTCTTGCTGAAGCAGTTACACAATTTCAAGCGCAAGCTTACAAAGAATTATTACCAGCTACTGGACCCGTACACACTCAAGTTATTGGCTTAATAAACAGACAAAAAGAAGACCAGTCACAACGTGTAAAAGAATTCATGAACTATCAGCTCATGGACGTGATGAAAGAGTACGAACCCGAGTTCGATCAAATGCTTTTTTATCTCCCTCTTAGCGGCTCTGCGTTTAAGAAAGTTTATTACGATGAACTACTTGGTAGAGCCGTTTCAAAGTTTGTTCCAGCTGACGACCTGTTAGTTCCCTATACAGCAACATCTTTAGAAGATGCTGAAGCAATTATTCATGTCATTAAAATGTCAGAGAATGATTTAAGAAAAAAACAAGTAGCAGGATTTTATGTTGATGTAGAATTAA